ATAGTTCGCACACCGTCGCATTTCAAACCTTTTCGGGTAGGCTTGCGTTATGCCTAACCCACCGAAGCCGGCCGAGCTAAAGCGACAACTCGGCAACCCAGGGCGCAGACCTATCGCAACACCCGCCGCCTATGTCGATGGCGGATACGTCGAACCACTACGCCCGCTGGAATTTGCCGGTATGCAACTATGGGATTCCGCCATGACTACCGGCCAAAGCTGGATCGCGCGAAACTCCGACACGCAACTTCTGCTAATGACTTGCGAACAGATGGACAGACGCACCGACCTAATTAGCAAGATTCACGAAACGGGCGAGTGGCGTTTATACCGCGCACTCCACGACCTAGAGAAAATGATTAGTTCGAACCTAGCCCTACTAGGCTTTACGCCTACGGACAGAACCAGGCTAGGACTTGCCGAAGTCAAAACCGCAAGCAAGCTGGAAGAACTAATGGCACGAAAGGAACAACGTGTGGCCCCCGAAATGGCTAACTCAGGTTCCTAACGAAGACCTACTCAACGGCGACGGGGAAGTAGTAATCGACTTTGCCGAAGCCTTCGGGATTATCACTAAGGACTCGATTGCCGGTCGTGCAGGGTCGCCGCTAGTTTTGCGAGAGTGGCAAAAGGAACTAATCCGCCACGTCTTCGCTGGCGACGACACCGGTTATCGGCACCGTGTTTCGCTTATCGGTATGCCACGCAAAAACGGCAAGTCGGCAATCGGATCGGTGTTCGGTCTTTACTCGCTAATACTTGGAGCCAGGGGCGCGGAAGTTTATTCGGTAGCCGCCGAAAAGGAACAGGCTCGAATCGTATTTGCCGACGCTAAGCGAATGATTGAAGCGTCGCCAGAACTAAGTGCGATCACCAAGCTTTACCGCGACGCAATTGAACTACCAAAAGCCGGTTCCGTCTATCGCGTTCTATCCGCGGAAGCCTATTCCAAAGAAGGTCTAAACCCTTCGGCAACTATCTTCGACGAGCTACACGCACAACCGACACGCGAACTATTCGACGTAATGTCGCAAGCCCAGGGTTCGCGCGGACGGCTTTCGACGCTTATCGCCATTAGCACCGCGGGCGTGAAGACCGGCGCAGATGGCAAGGACTCAATCTGCTACACCCTTTACCAATACGGCCAGAAGATAGCCCGTAAGGAAGTAGAAGACCCAACGTTCTTTATGGCCTGGTGGGAAGCCGACGCAGAAGCCGACCACCGCTTGCCTTCAACCTGGGAAGTTTCTAACCCAGGCTTCGGGGACATTTGTTCGGCAGAAGACTTTGAATCAGTAGTTAGACGAACCGAGGAACCGGAATTTAGAACCAAGCGATGTAACCAATGGGTCAGTTCCCAAATTAGCTGGCTACCTACGGGGACGTGGGACGCTTGCGCTGGCGAAACGGAAGTAGGGGATAAGGACTACATTCTGGGGCTTGACGGGTCGTTCAACGGCGACGCTACGGTTGTAACCTTTACGACGATCGAGGACATTCCGCAAATTGGAATCGTTGGAGCCTGGGAAAAGGACACAACAATACATGACGATACTTGGCGCGTAGACGTGCTGCAAGTCGAAGAAACAATTAGGCAGTTCGTAAAAGCCCACCCGAACATAAAGGAAATCGCTTGCGACCCTTATCGCTGGACGCGAACCATGCAGGTTCTACAAGACGAGGGCTATCCGGTGGTGGAGTTCAATTCCACAAACGCCCGTCGTATGGTTCCAGCTTGCGCGAAGTTCTATGACGCGGTCGTCGATAAGAAGGTTATTCACGATGGCAACCCGCTTCTAGCCCGTCACATTTCTAACGCCGTAGTAAAGGTGGACAACTTAGGCCCGCGAATTGTGAAGGAAAACAGGGCTTCCCAAAGACGTATCGACGCAGCCGTAGCCGCCGTGCTATCCTTCGACCGTGCAACGGTGGGTAGAATAGAAGACGAGCCTTTGGTTCCACAATTCTTCGTTTAGGGCGGACATGGCAAGTTTTATCGACAGACTGCTAAACAGGCGGTCAATTAGTTTCCAAACCATTTGGGGTTCGGGCGAAGATGTAGTTCTCGGAACTCAGTCCGGAACCTATGTAACCCCAGATACCGTCTTCAAGGTAAACGCAATTTACTCCGCGGTTTCTTTGATCGCAGACACAATCTCAACCCTGCCACTAGACGCTTACATTCGTATCGACGGCGAGCGCCGTCCGTTCCGCCCACGTCCAGCCTGGGTCACTAAGCCAGACGTAGACCTAGTAAGCAAAGAGCCGTTCTATAACGCCGTGCTTGTTTCTATGCTTCTCGACGGTAACGCTTTCGTTCGCGTCTACCGCGACGGACAAGGCAAGCCCCTAAACCTAGTGGTGCTAAACCCTACCGATGTAGAGGTCGTTCGCAACGGAATCGGTCGCGTAATGTATCGCGTCCAATCTCATGACGAACTTCTATCGTCCGAGCAGGTTCTCCACATTATCGACGTGCTAAAGCCAGGACAGATTCGCGGTGTATCGCGCGTGGAAGCACTAAAGGAAAACTTCGGTTTGGCGATCGCGCTAGAGTCCTTCGCCGCTCGCTACTTCGGCCAGGGCGTAACTATGGCCGGCCACATTGAGTTTCCAGGCAACCTATCGCCAGAACAAGCGAAAGACCTATCGGACGCGTTTTCTAGTCGCCACGGCGGTTTTAGGAAGTCGAGCAAGGTTGGCGTTCTATCCGGCGGTGCAAAGTTTGTCAGCGATCAGGTAGACAATAACGCTGCGCAATTCATCGACTCTCGCCGTATGGCAGTCGAAGACGTAGCCCGTGCCTTCAACATTCCACCGCACCTACTTGGCCTACCTGGAACCAACACCTATTCGTCGGTCGAACAGAACAACATCGCCTATACGCAAATGACGCTTCGCCCATTGGTGCAGAAGCTCGAAGGTGCGTTCTCGACTTTGCTATCTGCGGAGCCAGGTGGCGAAAACGCCTTTATTCGTTTCAGCATGGACGGGCTATTGCGCGGTGATTCCAACTCCCGCTTCTCGGCTTACTCAAACGGCTTGCAGTCTGGTTGGCTAACCGTAAACGATGTTCGCCGCCTAGAAGACCTACCGCCGGTCGAAGCTGGCGACATCGCTCGCGTTCCGCTATCAAACATCGCAATTACCGACGCGGGTATCGTCGCGGAAGATAAGAAGGTTCTAATGGCGAACCGCCTAGTTACCGCAGGTTACGATCCGAAGGAAGTCCTAGCAGCCCTAGACCTACCTGCAATCAAGCACACCGGCGTTCCGAGCGTAATGCTTCAAGGCGTGGCGCAGATAGACCCAGAAGACCCGCAGGGCGTATACGAGGCTAACTAATGATTACCACAGGCCAAATCTCGGTAACAACTACACGGCAAGTTCTGGACGGGACATCGTTCAACCCTTACCGGCTAATCCTTCACAATTCTGGAAGTAATGCCGTCTATCTTGGGAATGAAACCGTGACCGAAAACAATGGATTCAATCTTCATGCGAATAGCACTTTGACCCTTGAATTACCACCCCTAACCACGCTCTACGCGATAACCGGTTCTGGAACTCATGAAGTTTCTTGGATAAGGATTGATCAGTAATGCCGTATTTTATTTGGGACGAATCGCCAGAGTGTTCGGGTTGGGCCGTAGTCAAAGAAGACGGCGAACAAATGTCTTGCCACTCTAGCAAGCAAGAAGCCATCGACGCTATGGTCGGCGTATCGGCTGCCGAAGGTATCGAACCAGGCGGAACCTACAACGACGACGAAGACGAAGAAGAAATCGAAATCGAACAAACCGAACTTAGAGAAGTAAACCTAACCCCACCGGCCTACATGAGAGCCGCAGCCCGCCAGGGTTTGCGTTACTACGAAGAAGGTAAAGCTGGCGATGGAGTGGTGGACGCAACTATCCGCGAAGCTCGCGCGATGGCAGAAGGAAATGTCACGGCAGATAAGTGGGTTCGGATTCGGGCTTGGATTAGCCGTCACCTTGTTGATCTGGATTCGCCCGCCGCTAGACCTGATTCCCCTGATTATCCTAGTCCTGGCGTAGTCGCTCATTTGCTTTGGGGTTCGGGGCCGTCTAAGGCTGCTGCTCGCCGTGCTTTGGCTTATGCCGAGGGCGTGGTTAGTAGAATGGAAGAAGAAAACGAAGGCCGAGCGAAAGGCGAAGCATTGTCAAAGATTGAAACTCGCGTATTTACTAACGAGTTTGAAGTGCGCGAAGACGGCGACGGAATGACCCTAACCGGTTACGCCGCTAGATTCAACGAGCCAAGCGAACCGCTACCGTTTATCGAGCGTATTAAGCCAGGCGCGTTCAAGCGATCCATCAACTCACGCAACGACATAAAGCTTCTATGGAACCACAATACCGACATGGTTCTAGGCTCAACCCGTGCGGGAACCCTAACCCTAAAGGAAGACGAAATCGGCTTGCGCGTTGTGGCTTCACTTCCAGACACAAGCTACGGACGTGACGCAAAGGTATCTATTCAGCGCGGCGACGTAACAGGTTTCAGCTTTGGATTCACCGTTCCAGCGGGCGGAGATTCCTGGTCGAGCGACGGAACCGAGCGAACCCTAAAGTCGGTTCGCCTAATGGAAGTTTCTACCGGTGTAGCGTTCCCTGCCTATCCAAGCACTAACGGAACCGCCCAGGTTCGCGGACTAGACAAGGTAGCCGAAAGAAACAACATCGACGCAGACGCACTAGCAGACGCGTTGCTAAAGATTGAAGACGGCCAGACCATCTCTAAGGACGAAGCCGAAATGGTTTCGCGTGTAATCAGCGACCTAGCGCCTTCGGAAGAAGTCGAGCAGAACCAGGGCGACTTGGGTATGCTTGCCTTGAAAAAGAAGAAGCTCGAACTACTAATCAAAGGAATCTAATGGCTACCAAAGACCAGATTAAGAAGGCAATCCTAGAGGTCGCGGGCAACCCGATCAGCGGTGCAATCGCAGACCTAGCAGACTCAATGGCCGACGCTGTTGTCGCCATTGACACTCCCGCCGTCGTTGGCGAGGTAAAAGAAGCGCGTGTAACCAAGCCGACCGAAATTCGATAGTCGCCAAGCTTACGCTTCTCCCCGCCGGTCTTCCCCTTTCACCGGCGGGGTTCTTCTTTTTGCGGTATGCACTCATGCTATAAACTAGAACCAGGCGTGTGAGTTAGCTCTAGCCGTTTTAGTCTGCGTCAGCGCGACTAATCACTTACATTCAATTTAGGAGAAACAATGTCAGAGTTCATCAAGGCTCAGCACGAACTCCGCGCAAACTTGACCATGCAAATTCGCGAGGTCATCGACTCGGCAGAGGCCGAGGGTCGCGGACTAGATTCTGAGGAATTGCAGAAGATCGACCGTATCGAGGCCGACATCCGCAAGGCCGACGAGTCTATCGAAGTAGCAACCCGCTCAGAGGAGCGCAAGGTTGAGGCTTCCGTAGCCGCTAAGGGATTCATCCCTTCGGTTTCCGAGGAGCGTTCCACCAGCGACATCTTCCGCGCACTAGCAAACGGCGAAGCTCGTTCACACGAGTTCTCAAAGCGCGCTGCTCTAGTATCTTCAAGCAACACCGTTCCTAAGTCGTTCTACGACCAGGTATTCGACGTTGCACGTCTAGCTGGCCCAATGCTAGAAACTTCGGAAGTTATCCAGACCACCACCGGCGACCAGCTAACCATCCCAACCATGACTGCTTACTCGACTGCGGCTCTAACCGCCGAGGGTTCTGCAATCGCGGCAAGCGAGCCTACTTACGCGTCAATCACCTTGAACGCTTATAAATACGGTTTTCTCGCCCAGGCGTCGAACGAACTTGTTACCGACGCAGGTTTCGACCTAGCTTCGCACTTGGCTCGCCAGGCAGGTAACGCGATTGGTTTCGCTGTGAACTCAGCTCTAACCACCGGAACCGGAACCGTCCAGCCACTAGGTATCTCAACCGCAGCGGGAACCGGTGTTACCGGTGGAACCGGTGTATCGGGTGCTTTCACCGCCGACAACCTAATCGACCTTGCCTACTCGGTAAACGGTGCGGTTCGTCGTCTGCCTTCTGCCGCTTTCATGGCAAACGGTCAGTCAATCGGTGCTATGCGCAAGCTAAAGGACACCGCTGGAAACTACCTATACCAGGTTGGTATCGGTTACCCAGACACCTTCGCTGGCTTCCGCGTAGTGGAGAACCCACACGTTGCAGCTATCGCAACCGGTGCTAAGTCCGTTCTGTTCGGTGACCTAGAGTCCTACAAGGTTCGCCTAGCAGGTGGAATCCAGGTAGCTTCTTCACAGGACTACGCATTCAACACCGACCTAACCACCTGGCGTTTCTTGATCCGTCTAGACGGTAACCTAACCCACCAGGCACACATCACCAGCTTCAGGGGTGGAGCAAGCTAAACCCTTGTAACTAACTGATAGGCCCCGCGTTGTAGGTTGCGCGGGGTCTATCTTTTTTTTGATAGGCTTTCACCATGACAACCTACGGCGCAATTTCACTTGCAAGCAATTCCCCAGGCTCGCCTACGGGCTATGGAGTCCAGGGCCTACTATTAGCCGAACGCCTAAAGCGCGACGGCTACGACGTTGCCGCACTATCGAACTTCGGGCTAGAAGGCAACATCTCTACGCTCGAAACCAAATACGGCCCGATCGCACACTATCCCCGTGGCTACACGCTCTATTCGGGCGACGTTTTGGAAACGCACCACAAGCACTTCTTAGCGGGACGCGAGATTCCAAACGCTATCCTTACGCTTTACGACGCTTGGGTTTACCTGGACGTGCCACAACTAGAAGACCTAAAGTTCTGGTCTTGGACACCGGTAGACCACTTATCCGTTCCGCCAAAGGTTGCGGCCTGGGCTAAGCGGCCCAATGTAAAAACTATTGCTATGAGTCCTTTTGGGCAAAGACAGTTCCAAGCCATCGGCGTAGACTCGACCTACATTCCTCACGCGGTTGATACTTCGATCTACAAGCCGACCGACAACATCGAAGGCTATTCGCTAAAGCAATACATGGGCGTAGGCGAAGACGACTTTATCGTCGGCATGGTGGCGGCTAATAAGGCAAACGGTTCGATTCACCGTAAGGCATACGCCGAGAATCTACTAGCCTTCGCGATGTTCCGACAGAAGCACCCGAACGCCTACCTATACATTCACGCCGAGCCGTCCAGGGTCTTCGGCGGTTTCCACCTAGCTACCCTTATGAAATCCGTAGGGCTACCAGAAGACGCGGTTTTATTCCCTGATCCGCACAAACTTCGCTATGGGTATTCGTCCGAGGAAATGGCAGGGCTTTATTCCGCGATGGACGTTCTGCTACACGCGTCCTACGGCGAAGGCTTTGGCGTTCCGGCCATCGAAGCCCAGGCGGCGGGGACGCGAATTATCGGTAGTAATTGGGCGGCAACCCCAGAGCTACTCGGGGAAGATTCCTGGTTGGTAGACGGGCAGCCATTCTGGGACGAAGCGCAGTCGTCATTCTTCCAGATTCCCCTAATACCTTCCCTAGTAACTGCCCTTGAACAGGCATACGAAGCCCCTAGAGGGGTTTCTACGGCAAGCGTAGACTTTGCTAAGCAATTCGAAATCGAAGCCGTGTATGAGCAGTATTGGAAGCCGTTTCTAGCCGAGAACCTATGAAGTTAATTGTTCCGGTTCTAAATCGCTATGACCTTCTGCAAAGAATGGTTAGCTCGATTGACCACCCGCTAGACCTACTTATCCTGGACAACGGCGACGGGCTAAAGTCGCTACAAGTTCCGCCGTGGGTGGACGCTAGGGTCTTGCACCTGCCAACGAATCAAGGCGTAGCGGGGAGCTGGAATCTTGGTATCAAATTGCTACCGTTCGAGTCGCTTTGGTTCTTTAGTTCGGCGGACACCGAATACAGACCAGGCGCACTCGCTAACTTGGCGAAAGCCAAACCAACCGAAATAACCCTATGCAAGTCGTTCCCGCATTGGCAGACGTTCGCGATCGGGGAAGAAGTCGTCAGACAGATTGGGCTATTTGACGAAAACCTATTCCCAATTTACTTCGAGGACAACGACTACACGAAGCGAGCCAAGCTCGCCGGTATCCCGATAACCTTCGCCGACGTAGACGTTCACCACGACAATAGCTCGACAATCGCAAGCGACGCTAATTATGCACGGGAGAACACTAGGACTTATACAAACAACCAGGACTATTTCGAAGCCAAGACCGACGGCTTGTGGAATTGGTCGCTTGATAGGAGAAGGAATAACTATTGGCAAAAGTAATCATTACGGGCGTAGCAGGGTTCTTAGGCTCGCACCTAGCAGATAGATTTCTAAAAGAAGGCTGGGAAGTCGTAGGGGTCGATTCCTTCATTGGCGGTTACATGGATAACGTTCCAGACGGGATTACCTTCGCCGAGCTAGACCTAGTAACCGACACCGAGTTTCTAGGTGAAATCACCGAAGGCTCAGACCTATTTATTCATGCCGCTTGCACCGCCTACGAAGGGCTATCAGTATTTTCGCCTAGCTTGGTAGTCGCCAACACCGCACAAGCGACAACTAATTGCCTGGTGGCAGCGGTGAACGCGAAGGTAAATAAATTCGTCTATCTTTCGTCTATGGCTCGCTACGGCGATCACGGCGGAAAGCTATTCACCGAAGACATGGAAACCAGACCCCAAGACCCCTACGGTATTGCTAAGGTTGCGAGCGAACAGCTAGTAGAGAACATCTGCGATACCCAGGGAATAGATTGGGTTATCTTGGTTCCTCATAACATCATCGGGCCACGCCAGAAGTTCGACGATCCGTTCCGCAACGTAGCGTCGATTATGACTAACCGAATGCTTCAAGGCAAGCAACCAATTATCTACGGCGATGGAACGCAACAACGCTGCTTTAGCTTCGTGCAGGACGTAGTAGAACCCTTGTTCACCGCTTGCCAGAAACCCGAAGCCGTTAGGCAGGTAATCAACGTAGGGCCAGACGAAGAACCTATTTCTATAAACCAACTAGCCCAAACCCTAGCGGAGATTATCGGCTTCGAGCTAGACCCTATCTACATCACCGGAAGACCGCAGGAAGTAAAAATCGCCCTATGCTCGTCCGATAAGGCGCGCGACCTACTCGGCTATCAGACGGGGACGAATCTTCGCAACGGCCTACAAGAGCTAGTCGATTACATCGTGGACAAAGGCCCGCGGGAGTTTGACTACCACTTACCGATCGAGATAGAGAACGATAAGACCCCTGCAACTTGGAAGCAAAAACTTATCTAGCGGTAGAATAAAAGCATGGCAATCACACAAGGCTACGCGACGCTCGCACAAGTTAAGGCCGGACTAAGAATCACGGATAACGTGGACGACTCCCTATTGGAGATGGCCGTAGAGTCCGCTTCCCGCGCGATGGATTCCTACTGCAACCGCGTCTTTTACTCGACCGGAACCGCGGTAGTTCGCTACTACTCGCCACGCGATTCTTACCTATGCGACATCGACGACCTGGTATCGCTAACTTCGCTCTACACAAACAGCGACGAAACGCAATCGAGCTACAACATTCAATGGACTTCCGAGGACTACCAGCTAGAGCCGCTAAATGGCCTGGCAGACTCGCAGCCAACCCCTTATACCCGTATCCGTGCGATCGGTAATTACACCTTCCAGACCCTAGACGGCGAAGCAAGCGTAAAGGTTACGGGCGTATTCGGTTACAGCGCGGTTCCTATCGCCGTTACCCAGGCAACCGTTATCCAGGCTTCGCGTATTTACAAGCGTCTAGATAGCCCATTAGGAATTATCTCCGGCGAACTTGGCACTATGCGCGTAGGCACTCGCCTAGACCCAGACGTGGCTCAGCTAGTAGACGGCTTCCGTAAAGTGAGAATGGCCTAATGGCAGACATTCAGTTACTACGAACCGGTATCTGCAACAACCTGGCAACCATCACCGGCCTACGCACTTCGGTAGACATTCCAGACAACCCAAACCCACCGGTTGCAATCGTTCAGCTTGTCCGCGTGGAGTATCACCAGGACTTTAGAAATGGCATGGCGGAATACACTTTCGCGGTGCAGGTTCTAGTCGGTCGCGTAGACGAGCGATCCGCACAACGTAACCTAGACGCTTACTGCTCTAGCGACTCGGACTCGTCTATACGCCGTGCGATAGAATCTAATAGGAATCTTGGTGGCAACGCGATGGACTGCGTGGTTACCGAGATGTCGTCTTACGGAAGCGTTCTGGTAAACGACACCACCTATCTAGCGGCGGAATTCGCCGTTAGAGTGCTTGCAAGCTAATTAGGAGAAAACATGGCAAAGCTAGTTCTCACCGACGTTGTTACCACCATTGGCGGAACTGACTACTCGGCGAACATCAACCAGGTAGAAATTTCCGTTTCTGCCGACGAAGTAGACACCACCGCATTTGGTTCTGCTTGGCGCACCTCAACCAACGGCCTAAAGTCTGGAACCTTCACCGTATCGTTCCACTCTGACTACGCCGCTGCCGCGATCGACTCTGGCCTATGGACTTTGTTCGGTTCTGCCGCTACCGTTGTCGTAAAGCCAAACGGAACCGCAGTATCGTCTTCCAACCCAAGCTACACTTTCGCGGTAAACGTGAACAACCTAACTCCGGTATCTGGCGCAGTAGGCGACCTAGCAGTAGCTAACGTCACCTGGCCAATCACCGGTGCAGTAACCCGCGCAACTGCGTAACAACTCATAAGGAAACCTACAAATGAGAATCAACCTAGAAATCGAACAAGTAGACGGAACCAAGCTAGAGGTAACGGCTTCAGCCATTGACCTAGTCAAGTTCGAGGAAAGATACGACATCAGCGTATCCAGACTCGATAAGGAAATGAAGCTAACCCACTTGCTATTCCTGGCTCACACGTCGCTAAAGCGACAGAACAAGACCGCCCTGGACTTCGACGCATGGCTAGAAACGGTTGAGAGCGTAGGAGCTTCGGCTAAAGACCCAAAATAGTAGGGCTTGGCGATAAGTCGTCCCATTGGTTTATCGCCGGCCTTGCTGTTGAAACAGGCATAGCCCCGTCGGTTCTTATGCAAGAATCCGATCGTATGTTGTGGACTATGGGTCGCTACCTTATTTGGAAGCACTCGGCATAACCCCTGCTAATCGCGGGGGTTTTGTCTTTTGGTAGACTTGGAGAAACAAGGAGTCGGTTTATGTTTCTAAGTGGCGAAGTATCGGCTCAGGACATCAAGCGTATAAACGCCGCCCTAAAGCTTGTCGAGCCAGAACTTCTGAAATCTATCCGTGCCGAGATTCGTTCTATTGCAAAGCCAATCGAAGACCAGATAAAAAAGAACATCCCTAGCAAACCACCTATGAGCGGTATGGGTAGCGTCGTCTTCAATAAGAAGACCGGTAACTATTCAATAAACGAAGGACGCTTACGCTGGCACGGTGCAGGGCTTAGGGCTTCTAAGGCAATCGCGCCAAACGCTACTTCGATAAACAGCTCTATGAAAGCCACGGGACGTTCCCTAAACACTTCCCTAGCAAAAATCGTCGTGCGATCGCCAGCGGTATCTATGGCAGACATGGCAGGTCGCAAAAACCAAAGCCGTCCGCTTTCACGCGAATACCTTTACCGCAACCGATCAGGCGAAATTGTAAAGCGCCGTCACCGAGTTACGACCCAGGGTAAGAAGTTTATTGAGAACCTATCAGGGGCCGCTTCTCGATACGCTTGGCCGGCACTAGAGAGTAAAATTGACCAGGTAGCTAAGGAACTCGAAACCCGTGTTTTGGACAAGTTCTATCGCAAGCTAAACAGAAGGTTCTAATGGCTGGAAATGTAAAGGTAACGCTAAAGTCCGTATGGGACGACAAGGGCGTTAGGGACGCACAACAACAGCTAGGCAATCTAGGCAAAGGGCTAGGCGTAGCATTTGCCGCTGTATCCGCCGCAGTAATTGGCGCTGGTGCAGCCGTTGCGGGTTTTGCTTCTAAGGCCGTAGACGCAGCCGAGAACGTCCGCCAGGCAGATAATCGACTAGGCCAGGTCGCTAAGTCTATGGGTCTATTCGGCTCGCAGACTCAGGCCGTAACTAACCGCCTAATTGAACTCGCGGAAGCAAACGAAGTCAATCTTGCTATCGACGCGGAAACCATCAAGCTCACGCAGTCCAAGCTTCTAACCTTCAAGGAACTAGCAGGTAGCGCAGACGAAGCGGGTGGTGCTTTCGACCGTGCGACGATGGCAGCCCTTGACCTGGCCGCCGCTGGATTCGGTTCGGCAGAAACCAACGCCACACAACTAGGTAAAGCCCTACAAGACCCGATCAAGGGCCTAACCGCACTAACCCGTTCCGGTGTCACCTTCACGAAGCAAGAGAAGGAAAACATTAAGACCCTGGTTGAATCAGGGCAGACGCTAAAGGCGCAAGACCTAATTCTGCAAGCCATCGAAACGCAGGTAGGCGGAACCGCCCAGGCAACCGCTAAGGCTTCTGACAAGATGAAGCTGGCGTTTGAGAACGTTTACGAAACCGTAGGCGAAGCCCTATTGCCGGTCTTCGACGAACTCGCTAATGAGGTAACGGCACTAACCCCAGAAATTGCCGACGCTCTAACGCCCGTCTTCGAACAACTAGCAGAAGTGTTCCGCAAAGAGATTATTCCGCTTATCAAGGAATTTACCGGCTGGCTTGCGTCACCGCAGGGAACTAAGGCCGTCAAGGACTTGACCGCCGCCGTAGTCGATTCGGTAAAGGGCTTCTTCGACTTCACTAAAAAGCTTATGGAGAATTGGGATCAGATAGTCGCCGTTACCGGTGTCCTGGTTACTCTCTACGGAGCCATCAAGGTATTCACCACCGTGACCGCGGCCGCCCGTGCTGCCATGTTGCTATTCAATGTAGCCCTGGCCGCTAACCCAATCGGTGCGCTACTTGTCGTTCTGGGTCTAACCACCGCCGCCGTTATTGCTTTCACGAAGGAAGTAACACCTGCGACCCAGGCACTAAAGAACGCTACGAACGCTTCGCTTGCACTAGAGCAAGAACAGAATCAACTTATCGAAAAGATAAAGCAAGGTGGGCTAGGGCTTAGCCAATACGAAAGCCAGCTTATCGACGTAAACGATAAGCTCATGCTTGTAAAGACCGGATTCTCGACTTCGGCCGGTGAAGCCAATCGCTTCAATCAAATCAAAACCGACGGCGTAAATTCGCAGATCGACAAGACCGCACTAAAGCTACAAAACCTATTCAACAAGTTTGGCGAAACAACCGCCGAAGCTCGCAGGTTTGCCGCTCTAAAGCCAGAAGAACTAACCACAACTACTACAACCACAACCACAACTTCTGGCCCTACCGCTGCCGAGCAATTGGCAGAAACTCGCAAGAAGGTTCAAAAGATTATCCAGGACGCGCAGAAGCGTGTTGCGGAAGCCCAGAACTCATACACAAAGGCAGTAGCCGCAGCGGACAAGGCGTTTCTAGAGAACGAGCTAAAGATTCGTCAGGACTACGGCAACCGCCTAGCCGACATTATCGAGCAGTCAAAGAACCGAATCCGCGACGCGTATAAGTCGATCGCGCAGTTCAACATCTCGACCTTCCTATCGAACTTCCAGCAGGTCGAAGACGCTCGCTTGCAATCCTTTAACGAAGCTAAGAAGGCAGCCGAAGACGTAGGCACGGCGTTTACAGACGTGTTTACAAAGGGCGACCCCGTCCAGGCATACCTAAATAACCTACGCGACAAGATCGCTTCTAACAAGAAGATTCTTGACACAAGCGCCAAGCTACTTCAAGCCGGATTCTCCCAGACGTTTATCGAACAGATTATCGCCACCGGTGAAACGGGCGGTATCGCACTAGCAGAAGGTCTACTAGCAAGTAGCCCAGAAACTATCCGCGAAGTTCAATCGCTGTTCAAGGAAATTGAATCGGTAGCTGGCACGGGAGCAGACGCTCTAGCGGAACAGCTTTACAAGAAGCAGGGACTAGCAACACAAGAGCTAGTGACGCTGTTCGAAGACACAAACATTCAGCTTCTAGACGCACTAGCCGCTAACTACGCCGACTACACGAAGTCTTTGGCGGACGCAGGGGACGCACTAAAAGAATCCATTACGGACATCACTACGGACTTTAACGAAGCAATTGCAGAAATGGATGGCAAGCTAGGTGGGCTAACTGCAACCATCAAGGCTTTGCGTAATCTTCTTGACGGCGTATCGGAAGACACTATTTCCAGAACCAAGCCAATCACACCAGGCGGCGGTAAGACATCTGGCGCGTTTACCCCAGAACCCTTTGACATCTTCAAGGCACTAGGCCCGCAGGGAATTGAAAGCTTTAATTTCGGTATGCCGGTTCTACCAAATACCGCTACTTCGAACGCCGCCGTAAACAAACCGACTACCGTTATCAACGTGAATGTCGCCACCGATCAGACGCAATCGACCGCCCAAGTAGGTGCAGTTATCGCAAACGCCATCAACAAATACACCGCTAACGGTGGAAAGCTTGCGGTCTAATGTCGATTCCTATTCCGAAAGTAGAAATTGGTTTTGACATTACGGGTTCGAACGCCCCGCTATTTACCCTAGATAGTGCAACAAAAGGTGTTCTGAATAACACGCAATACCCGCTCGGCGGACAAATCTTCTACGACGTAACCGAATACCTAATCAGCGTTTCTATCGACCGCGGTAAGAACCGAGAACTAGACTTATACGACCCTGGCTTGGCTAACGTCGTCCTACAAAACCGCCAGCGTATCTTTGACCCATTGTTTACTTCTTCGCCCTTCTACGGGCAGATTATCCCGAAGCGCGCAATTCGAATTAGTTACGATAACCAATACGCCTTCGTCGGCGTGATCGACGATTGGAATTTTTCCTACTCCCCGAACGGTGAGAGCCTGGTATCCGCCGCCGCTTCCGACGCTTTCGTTTACTTCTCGAACCAGACTCTAGACGCGCAGACCTTCACGTCGCAGAAAACCGGTGAGCGTATCGGCGTAGTGCTATCAAACGCTTCCGTAAATTGGCCCCAAGAGAACCGCAGTCTGGAAACCGGACTAACCACCGTCGCGGGCGACACCGTGGCCCAGGACACGAACGTTCTGGACTACCTACAAACCGTTACGCGTTCCGAGCCAGGTTCGCTATTCATTGGCAAGGACGGCCACGTCGTATTCAGGGATAGACGCACGGCCGCAACTTCGGGCGGTGTTACCTTCGCGGACGATGGGACAGGAATCACCTATAACGCGCTAGGTATCGAATACGGATCAGAAACGCTCTATAACGAAATCCTGGTAGGCGCGACCGGCGGAACCGCTACGGCAATCGACGCAACATCGCAAGCCGAATACGGTGTCTTAAACCTAACCCAGACCGGTCTACTGATTCAGTCGGCTACCGACGTAGGCGCGCTGGCTTCGTATCTAATCTCGCTCTACAATCAACCCGAATACCGATTCCGCACTTTGGAAGTCCAGCTAGACGAACTTACAACAGCGCAACAAACGCAAATCCTAGACCTAGAAATTGGTTCGGTTGTTCGAATCAAGTTCACACCTAACGGCATACCGCCAGCGATCGACCGCTACGCAGAAGTAATCCAGGTGTCGCATGGAAGCAATCAAATAACCCACACCGTAAAGCTAAGTTTCGCAACTCTCGATACGGCGCTACTAGTGCTAGACGACGCAGAGTTCGGTAAACTAGACTCATACGCTTTAGCGTTCTAAGGAGAATCATGGCTGGATTAGGCCGTAAAGTATTTAGCCCAGGGGACATTCTCGCGGCGGCAGACGTCCAGGGATACCTACAAGATCAGGTCGTTCAGGTCTATGACGACTCTACCGACCGCTCTACCACGCTAGGAACCGCCGTATCCGAAGGTATGGTTTCATACCTAAAGGACACTAACGCAACCGAAGTCTATACAGGGGCAGCCTGGGAGCCGGTAGCTACGGGCGATATCACCGCCGTAACCGCAGGAACAGGTCTAACCGGTGGCGGAACTTCGGGTAGCGTAACCCTAAACGTAAACACCGCAACTATGGTCTTCGGTGCAACCGCAGTTAGCGCGGCTTATACTGCCGTCGCAGGTTTGGACAACGGAACCATTATCGTCACCGGAACCGCTGCCGTAACCGTGACTATCCCAGACGTAATTAGCACCGGCGACTCGATCAACGTAATTCGCGACACTTCGGGAACCGTGACCCTGGCCGCTGGAACAGGCGTAACCTCTTGGGCAGGTGCAGGAACAGCCGGCACTGCCGTCACCTTCAAGATAGACCAGCAATACAATGGTGCCCAGATTATCAAGACCGCCGCAAACACTTACCGAGTAATTGGAAAGATCACCGTCTAATGCCTTTTGGTTTAGGTTTCTTTGCAACCGCAGGAGCTGGCGGAGCAGGTGGAACATACGAGCTTATCGAAACGCAAATTCTGGGGTCAAATGTTTCTTCAGTTACCTTCAGCTCGCTATCCGCTTACGCAAGCACTTATCAGCACCTACAAGTTCGTATTGTTGGTGTAACTAGTGCAGACTCTAATGTTCGGTTTCAGCTAAATGCGGATACGGGCAACAACTATGCCTTTCACAATCTTTACGGATCGGGAAGCGGTAGTGCCACCACAGGAGCAATCACTTCTACGAATGGCGGTTATATTGGTTATTCAAAATTGACAACTGCTAGTGGCAATCAGTTTGGTGCGGTGCTGGACTTACTAGACGCTTTCGAAACAACGAAATACAAAACAGCTCGTTGTTTTTATGGCAATAGGCACACCAGCACAGACCCGCTAGTAATGCTGAATTCTTCCTTATGGCAAAATACCAATGCACTAACGGAAATTAAGTTTTATGCCGAAAGTGGCAACATCAACGCCACTTCTCGTTTTAGTCTTTATGGATTGAAAGCAGCCTAAATGCCAACTAGCACTTATACACCGCTGGCCACAGTCACGCTAGGCGGTTCTGATTCAAGCATTACTTTCAGCTCTATTCCTGCAACTTACCGCGATCTAATCATGGTTATCAACGGAAGCACGACAGCGAACGCCGACTTTGGTCTAAGGTTCAACGGTGACAGCGGAGCAAATTACTCATTCGTTTACATAGGTGGTGCTGGTTCTACTAGCGTTAGCGGTGCAAGTGCGAGCGAAACGCAAGTAGTATTAGACGCTTATTTTTGGAGAAGTAGCGAGCGTGGCCTAGTAGTTGCTCAAATTATGGATTATTCGGCAACCGACAAGCACAAGACCGTTCTAAGCCGTAACAATGTTGGTAATGCTGGAGTGGACGCTTTTGCAAACAGGTGGGCTAATACTGCTGCTATAAACTCAATCTTGTTATTTACCGGACAGGCGTTCGCAACTGGGACAACCATTTCTCTTTACGGGGTGATCGCATAATGCAGGTAATTCAACATCAGGAACTAGCTTCTAGTCAGGCAAGCATTACTTTCAGCTCTATTCCACAGACTTATACCGACCTTGTTCTTTTGGTTAGTGCTAGAAATACTGTTGCCAATTATTACTCGGACACAGTAGTAACCCTAAATAACCAAACTTCCAGCACCACTAAGGTTCTTTACGGCTTATCTGGCAGTTCAGCTTCTTATACTGCTACTGACGGCACTAACTTATACACTCCTGGCACGACAGCCACCGCTAACACTTTTGGAAACACGCAGATCTACTTTCCGAATTACACTTTGACAGGAACTAAGTCCACTTCATTCGAAAGCGTGACTGAAAATAACAGTGCAAATTACATTATTGCTATTGGAGCAGGTTCCGTAACCAACGGAACTAACCCTATAAACACAATCACTATCTCTTTAGCAGGTGGAAGCTTCACGCAGTATTCAACTGCCACGCTATACGGCATTTTGGCTGGCAGCGATGGAACGACCGTAGTTAGCTAACAGAAAGAAAGAAAAATGACTCAAGAAATCCCAACCCGATTGGTTATCAACTGCAAAACAGGCGAGCGAGAGATTATCCCGCTAACCCCTGAAGAGATCGCAGAGCGTGAAGCTATGGCAGCCCAGGCCCTAGCAGACCAGGCAGAGCGTGAAGCGGCAGAAACCGCTAAGGCAAACGCTAAGGCTTCTGGTATTGCGAAGCTTCTGGCACTTGGACTCACCCAGGCCGAGGCCGAGGCTCTAGTAAACTAGTAACCGCAACAACCTACATTCACCCCGAAAGGCATGAGTGTAATGGAAGAGCAGATTCCAACCTGGGCCATTGAGCTAATCAAACAGGTTGAACGCCTAAACGAAAAGTTGCCTACACACGTCGAATGGGTAGAGCGAAACATTCTCGATCACGAGAAGCGTATTCGTGAAATTGAACGTCGAATCTGGATAGCCGCTGGCGCGTCCGGTGTCTTCGGTGCAGCCGTTACATTCCTAATCCAAAGCTTCTAATGCGTCGCTGGCTAATTGTCTTAGTCTTAGCTTTCGGTTGGTTATTCTCAACCCCTGCAAACGCCGACGTTAGGCAAGACGGGGATACGTTTCAATTTAGTTACACCTGGGGCAGCGTTACGCGCACCTTTACGGACTCAGTCGTAACCGTTACCGTCGTGAACGACATAACAAACAAAATCGGGTATGGCGGAGAAGTTATCGACACCTACCGACTCACCTTCGCGAACCAGGTAATCGAAGTAACCGAAAAGCATGGGGCCAGGGACTACGTCTTTACAGGATCGGGAACACTAACCCTAGAAGGTATCGACCGAGGATTCTGGGCAGGTTTCTACGGCCCGATTATGACCGTTTCAATCTCTCCAATAGTTCAACCAATAGAACCCACAACACAATCGCCACAAACTGAATCCCCGACACAATCCGACGCAACTACATCACCGACCCAATCAGTAACGGCAAGCCCAGAGCCAACGCCAGAACCGCAACCCATTCCAACGCCGTCGCCAGAGCCAATCCCAAGTCCAGAACCAATTTCTTCACCTACGCCCGAACCCGTCCAGCCAGAACCGACCCCAGAAGCAACACCATCACAAACGCCAACGGCAAGTTCCCCGACGCAATCGCCAGAACCAGAACCAACACAATCGCCCATAACCCCAAGCGAAACAGCGACAGAATCACCACAAGCGACAGAACAATCAACGCCCCTACCCATAGCGACAGAAGCACAAACCCCGCAAGTAATCGAGCCAACACCCGTTCAGTCTAGCGAAGGTATAAATGAAGAACCGTCTACAACTTCCACGCAAGCTTCTGAAATCGCAGAAGAAACTTTCAGCGAGTCGGTATCAGGCTCAATCGAAGCAACCGTTACCCAAGCCATCGGAGCAGTTACCGAAGCCGTGGGACAATTAGTAGAAGCGTTTGCTTCGGCAGGTTTGGACATGACCCCAGAACAGCGCGAGGAAGCCCAAGACGTTGTCGTATCAACGGTTATCGCTAGTCAGGTAGCGGCAGGAATAAGGAAGATAAAGTGAAGTTCGTAAAGGCACTATTCAAAGACCTACTCGATCAGGTTTGGACGCTCGTAGCATTAGTTATAGGTTATGTCGTTCTAGAAGGCACGGCCAGAACGCTCACCGGTTGGCTTATCCTGGGAACGCTTCTGGTATGGGTTATCACCTTCCCGTTGCGTTACGACCGCGAAGTAGAATAGACCTATGCGCTTCCCGTTCGACCCGAAATTTATCACCGATCGCTTCGGCACTCTATCCGAGTTCCGCAAGTCCCGTGGTATGCAACCGCACTCCGGCGTAGACTTTGGCCGCCCAGACAACACTCCCATTCCTTCGGTGGCTAACGGCACTATCGTTCTACAACAATGGAGCGACGTGCTAGGCAACGTTTCGGTTCTGCGTGTAATGGGAGCCGACAAGGAACTTCGCTATTTTGGTTTCTGCCACCTAGCCGAACCAGGCTTGGAAGTCGGAACGAAGGTAAAAGAAGGCGACATTATCGGTAAGGTCGGCGGCGGTAAGAAGACCCCTAGCGGTAGCGCGTCTTCCGGCAGCCACCTTCATCTCACGCTAAGCAAAGAACTAAAGGGAGTCTTTGGGCCAACGAGCGTAAAGCAAGACCCGATCGAATACATAAAGGCAAACAAGTGAAAGAAACAATCAAGCAACTTCTAGTCCGCTCGCTAGGTCTAGTTCTTGCGACCTTCTTCGGCGGAACGGCAGTAGGTAGCGTTCTAGGCGATTGGGTTATGGGCGCGCTGATCGGTGTCGGTTCTGCCTTCGCCGTGGTTCTAACAACTATCGGTGTGGCTATTGCCTGGAAGGGTTCCCTAGAGCTTTCCGACATTCAGAACGCCTACCGCGCGGCCGTGGCTAAGTCAGATAGCGAAGCCGTAGAGGACGCACTAAAGGTTACCCAGGACGGCAACTTTGACTTCGACGACGTGGACTTCGACGGCGACGACGACCTATACGACGCGAACGCAAAAGACGAAGTAAAATAGAACTCTCGCGCCTATGTTTAGCGTAGGCTTCTTAGGGCTTGAAACGGTGTCGATTAGTCGCTAAAACCCCAGGTGGGAACGACTAAGACCAGAGTTCGATTCTCTGCAAGTCCACTAACGTATTGCGCCGAGCTTGAAGTTCTCGACTCTGGCCGCCGATCGCTCTAACGCCTTATCGAGCGTCGTCTTACCCTTACGAATCTCGTCGCGCTGGTGTGGGGTTAATCCGCCCCAGATTCCGTAGGCTTCGTCCGCGGTAACTGCGTAAATAGCGCATTCACGTTGCACGGGGCAGGTTCCGCAAAGCTTCTTTGCCATGCGTAGTTCGTAGGACTCACCGCCCGATTCAGGGAACCATAACTCGCCGTCAATCTCTTGACAGACCGGTGTTCCCTTTTGACTAACCGCTTCGGCTAAGGCCGTAAATGCTTGTTCCGCTTTCATACGCTCGACGATACGGCACTAGTAGGCAGGTGTCAAATTCTGTCGCCTGGTGTCGTCCCGCCCCAGATTCCGTAACGCTGATTGGTTGTCAAGGCGTAGGTAAAACATTGTTCGATAATCGGGCAGGAATGACATAACGCCTTAGCGACTTTCGTATACGCAGATCGCAGTTCGGGGTCGGTTACGTCTTCGGGGAAGAATAGTTCGGGGTATGGTTCGCAGGGAACGCCACCGGCAGCGTGAATCGACTTCAACAGCTTGAAGTGTTTGGTATCCGTAATTTGTCGGTGGGTCATTGTATCTTTAGGCTACTAGACGAAAGGCGAATAAATGGCTCTACACGCACCGGAAGACTTCAACGGGGCAAAACTACTAGGTGTCTTCGAATCAGGCACTAGCGAGTGGCATGAAGCCCGCGCAGACGGTATCGGTGGCTCGGAAGTGGGAACGATTCTCGGACTCAATCCGTGGGAGTCGCCTTATTACTTGTGGGCCTTGAAGACCGGCCAACTACCACCTAAGCAACTTGACTCGTTTGCGGTGAAACTAGGCCACGCTTTAGAGCCGGTGATTCTTGACGTGCTACTTCCCCAAGAACATCCAGATTGGGAAATCTACCGCACCGGAACTTACCAACATCCCACCATCCCGTTCCTACACGCCAACCCAGACGCGCTGGCAAAGGTAAACGGCGAATGGGTAGTAGTCGAGGTAAAAACGTCCCGTAACTATTGGAGCGAAACACCGCCGCACTACGAAGCCCAGGTGCGTCACTACATGAATGTTTTGGGAATCAAGCGTGGCGTTATCGTCGGCCTGGTTGCGATGGATTGGGTCGAAACCTGGATTGAACACGACGACTTCGAAGCTCAGGTTATCGAGCAGAAGGCAAGCGAGTTCTGGAAGTTGGTGCAAGAAGGCACGGCCCCAGACTTTGACGGCAGCGAAAGCACCTACACCGCGGTAAGGGAACTACACCCACTTATCGACGGCACGGAAGTAGAAATCGACGGGCTGCACATTCTTTCGATCGCGCAAGAGAAATTCGACCGCGCGGAAGCAGACCTAAAGCAAAAAAAGTCTGAGGTGCTAAGTATTATGGGGAACGCACAACACGCCTACGTCCAAGTGGGCGAGGAAAAAATAAGGGTCGCTTCACGGCAAGCCCGCAACGGTGGGACTCCGTTTCTAGTGATAAGGAAGAACAAATGATGTTATTGCTTGGCGACGAAGTTACTTGCTTTCGCGAAATTGGCGGGGACACTTCGATCGTGACCGGACGCGTTACGGGTATCGTGCAGAACGACAACGGCGATCTAAAGTATTTCTACATAAAGGGCATTAGCACTCAGTTCTGGGTTAGCGATGGCTGGACTTTTGAGTTTGAAGAAGAAATAAAGGACGAAAACAATGGCTAGATTCAACCTGGACGATTACGAAACCGTCGAATCCCGTATCAAGCGATTCTATGAAGCCTACCCAGACGGCAGAATTGTCACCGATTGGGCTAATGAGTTTGCCGAGCAACCCGAAAAGGCCAGGTGGGTAGTAAAGGCGACTATCTACCTAGACGCGGGCGAGGAAGCCAACAAGCTAATGAAAAGCACCGGCTACGCAAGCGAAATCGAAGGCACGGGCGGGGCCAATAACGTAGACGCTCTAGCCAACTGCGAAACTTCCGCAATCGGCCGCGCACTAGCGAACATGGGGCTAAGCGGTAACAAGCGAGCTTCGCGAGAGGAAATGCAAAAGGTTGAGCGTCTGACCCAGACCGATTGGATCACCGAAGCCCAGGGAATCCTGAACGTAAACGACCTACGCAACCTATACACTAGAGCGAAGGCGCAAGGCGCACCGGCAGAAGTATTGGAGCAGTTGAAGGATTATGCAAACGCACTCAATACTGCGAGCCAAGATACAGGAACTAGAGGAAGCGTTCCTGGAAGCGGCAAGGGCGGGAAACGTTGAGCGAACTCAGTTCTATAACCGAGAACTTATTTACTACCTGGTAAAGCTCGCCCATGTTATCGGAAATCCAACGCCAGATCGCGGAACTGATAGCGGAGAACTCTAAGGGTTCGACCGCACTCTACGAAGCTGAAAAGTCACTAGCCGAAGCCGAATACGAACTCGACACAACCGAAGCTAAGGCGTTTATTTCTGCCGAAGGCAGCGTGGCAGACCGACAGGCGTTAGCACGGCTTAAATCGGCTCAGGTGCGCTTAGAACGTGACTTGCGCAAGGCCGAGCTAAATCGCATACGGGTAAAAATCAAGGCAATCGAAACCGGACTAATCGCGCTCTCGACTCAGGCGAAACTCATAGGCGTAGAATTTAGGGCGTGAAGAATAGCGACCTAAAGAAACTCCGTGAACGTGATCACTACTGCTGGCATTGTGGAAGTGAATCAACCCTGGTTCCGCACCACCGAGCGAACCGCGGGATGGGGTCTAGCAAAGTCCTAGACACGTTACAGAACGTTATCTTGGTCTGCTCGCGCTACAACGGGGAAATGGAATCGGACGCTAACATCGCTAACCAGGCACGGGACTTGGGCCACAAACTCTCAAAGTTTGCGTCACCTTCGGCCGCAGTATTTGACAATTTCCAGAAGAAGTGGTTTTATCTAGACGAGAAGGGAAACAAGTTCGAAACCGAACCACCTTCGTATCTAATTTGAAAGGGAGATTAGATGGAGTTAGAAAAGCTGGCAAAAGCCATGCGAGAGCGAGCCTTACTTATTGAGGGCGACGACTCACTTAGCGAAAGTCTGGCAATAGACGAAATCGCAATCAGTAAAGCGAAAGCCGCCAAGCAAAAGCAAGTAGAGAACCTAAAAAAGCTATACTTCAATGCCGGACGCTGGGTAGGCGGGGCCAGAGATCAGAACGCTAGAGAAGCCTTCGTCAAAATGAAAGCCCGCGAAGTATGAAAATCGGCAGCTTATTTTCTGGCTACGGTGGACTCGACCTAGCCGTTATGAATGTCACCGGTGCAGAACTCGCTTGGCATTGTGAATGGGACGACGCACCTTCAAAGATTTTGGAAAAGCGTTTCCCAGGCGTTCCTAATTATCGGGACGTGTCGAAGGTGGACTTTACACAGGTCGAACCCGTAGACATACTCACCGGCGGGTTTCCCTGCCAGGACTTATCTTTAGCTGGTAAAAGGGCCGGACTAAAAGAAGGAACAAGAAGCGGACTATGGATTGAGTTCGCGAGAGCAATTGAAGAAATTAGACCAAGATTGGTGGTTATCGAAAATGTCAGAGGATTACTTAGCGCGTCTGCCCATAGCGACGTGGAACCCTGCTCGTGGTGTATGGGAGACGAACCAGGCGAACCTACTTTGCGCGCACTTGGAGCCGTGGCGGGAAGTCTGGCCGACATCGGGTATGACTGCAAATGGACAGGTGTTCGAGCTGCCGACGCTGGCGCACCGCATAACAGATTCCGAGTCTTTATCGTTGCCTACCCCGCGAGCGCAGGAACCAGGTAGCACTTCACCAGGCTACGGAGATTCGCTGAACGACTTTGCAAGCCGTGTAACGACGGGTTATGCACCAAAAGACTTATTGCGTTCGCCAACTGCTAGTCAGGGCGAAGGCGGAGCGTTAGGCGAGGAAGAAGCTCGCAAGCGTGGCAACACCGTAGGGATTCGTGATCAGGCTATGGACATCGCCAGGGCTAATGGCGAGAAGGTGAGCCGTGCAGTATTGCCTACCCCAATGGCTCGCGACTACAAGAACGACGCTACACCGCACGAACGTAATGGTGCTATACAGGTAGATTCAGTCCAGCGAGCTATCTTTCATAGTGGAGAAGTTTTACTGCCGACTACCCGAACCAGCATGGCTAACGGCCCTACCCAAAACGAAATCGCCCAGGGAAACCCAAAGACCCGTATCGAAACAGAAGTAATGCTAGGGGAAGTGAATTGGGGCAAGTTTCAACCAGCGATCCGAAGGTGGGAAGAAACACTAGGCCGCCCTTCACCTGCACCTACCAAGCCAGACGGCAAAGATGGAGCGCACCGACTATCAAGTGAGTTCACCGAATGGCTAATGGGGCTACCGGAAGGCTGGATAACCGACTGCGGGCTAACTCGCAACGAGGAACTAAAGGCTTGCGGAAACGGCGTAGTCCCACAACAAGCCGAACTAGCCCTTAGAGTTCTGCTCGAAGGCGTTTCCATACCACGCGGGGGGGGGCAAGTGAATCTACCAACTCCAACCGTTAGTGACACCTTCACGGATAACCTAACCAGCTCACAACAAAAGCCAGGCTCTATGCACTCCGTAACGCTGCCACAAGCCGTTAGGTGGGTAAGTGGTAGAATAGAAGAAGCGGGCCAAGAGCTATCCACCCTTGACCCGCAGACCGATAACGAGACTATCGGCGGTTTCAATGATACTGCCGAAGATAGGCAGTAAGCAAATGCCACTAATCAGGGGCTACCACTCATTCGACGACCAATTCGTCCAAATTCCTAACGCCTGGCTACGCGATAGCCGCATAAGCCTAAAAGCCCGTGGCCTAATGGCCCAGATAATGACGCACCGCGAGGATTGGTCGCTTTCAATCAACCGCCTAGCGTCTGACAATGGCGAAGGCAAACACGCAATCCGGCAAGCGATCGCAGAACTAGAGAAGTTTGGCTACTTAGTGCGTGACCAGGTAAACGATAAAAGGTTTGCCGAAGCAATCTGGACTACTCACGACCCATTTGAAATTCCGTTAGCGGAAAACCCGTTGTCGGAAATTCCGTTGTCGGAAAATCAGACCACTAAGAATAACACTTTATTAGAAGACCACTTAGAAGAAGAACACTTAAAGAACACTAAGACAAAAGAGCTTTTTGAAGCCTTTTGGACTGAATACCCGCGCAAGGTCGATCGAGCTAAAGCGTTTAGGGCTTTTAAGTCGGCTCTAAATAGAACCACCTTCGAGGAAATACTTGCAGGGGTTATCGCCTATCGGACTGATCCGCTGCGCAAGACCGAGTTCACTAAGTATCCGACTACTTGGCTAAATGCCGATTCCTGGGAGAACGAAATTAGCCCGTCGCCAGATTCCGAAGCCGCCGAACGCTCAAAGCAACGACGCGAACGTGAACTAGAAGCTTCCCGAACCTACCTAGCGCAACTCAAAGCCCAGGAAGCCGAAGCCAGCGCACCGAAGACGTGTAGGCACGGCAAAAATTTAGCCCTATGCTTGCCTTGTTCAAAGGAAACTAATGCCTAGTCAGACCTGCCTACGTTGCGGATACGTTTGGGAAATCTCACTTTCGCGCAACAACCCCGAAAACTGCGAATCCTGCCGCACTACAAAGAAGAACCGAATCCGTGAATGTATTGTCTGGCATGGACACTTCGCCGCCGACTTTGTCACACCGGTAGACGAAAATGGTGTCGAAGTAATGCCAGGTATCAGGACTTGCGGTAACAAAGACTGCGTTTCACCGACGCACATTACTAAACTGAAATAAACGAAAGGTAACAAATGATTCGAAACCAGGCCCTAGTCACCGTAACCGGTTGGCTAAACGACGCTAAGACCTTCGATTGGGGATCAGCGGCAAAGGTATCCGTAGACATTCGCAAGCAGAACGCAACGGGCGAATGGGAAACCGTAGACAAACTCATCTATGACGTAACCTACGAGGGCGTGTTCCCAGACGCTAAGCAGGTAATCGCAACCGGCCGAATCGTCGGCGTAAACACCTACGAGAAGCGCGACGGCAGCGTTGGCGTGAGTATCAAGGTTCGCGCTACCGATGTAGCACCTGCCGAAGAAACAGACGCACCATTCTAGTATTTGAGGTATTTGGTGACCCAGCCCCGCAAGGCTCAAAGCGAGTAGTGCGGGGTAGGGTAATCGAAGCTTCGAAGAAACTAAAGCCTTGGCGTGAAGCCATCGCGAAGGTGGTAGAGGACAAACTTCCCACCAATCACAACATGATTATCGGCCCCGTATCGGTCGAAATAAACTTTTATCTTCCCAGGCCGCCAAGCGTAAAGCGACCCGCCCCAATCGTCCCACCGGACATCGACAAATTATGCCGCGCCGTCCTGGATGGCTTAGGCCAGGGACTCAACGGCAAGTCAGGCGACGGGCGACTATGGGCAGACGACAGCTTGGTAATTGAGCTGGTAGCTCGCAAGTTCTACGCCGACGCTCGCAAACCAGGTGCGGACATAAAAGTAACAACTTGGTAACACTCGCAAAAATGTATTTGACCCCTGGCACTTTTTGGCAGTAACCTATTTCTAGCCAAACGAAAGGGAAATCAAATGGCAGCAGTAGACCTAGCAACTAAGCAAAAGCAAGAGCGCAAGCTTGACGAAATCGAGTCAATGCTAAAGACGCTAATTCACCAGGTCGAGTATTCGATCACTTCTTACCGCCGGACGGACGTAGAAGCTCTACGCGCCGCATACCGCGCCGTAAACGCCGTAACCCTACTAACCGACTCCGAGCTAGAGCAGGTGGCATAATGACCACTCGCACTAAGGACGCTCTAACCGTTGCCGTAATCCTAATCGCCGGTATCGCCGTATTTGTTGGCGACCTACACCGCACAATTCTCCAGGCTACCTGGCCTGTAATCACCGCTTACTTCGACTACCTATTCAGCTAAAGGGGCAGAAATGACAAAACTACGCGAACTATTTCGTCGCAACGCTTCGGATACTTCAATCCAGGCAGCCGAGTCCATCGACATTGGCAAACTCGAAGGCATGGTGCTAAACGCAATTCGCACCGCCGGAACCAACGGGATGACCCAGACCGAGCTACTAGCAAAGTTCCCTGGGTATTCCTATTCCTCGATCACCGCTCGCCCAAGCGCACTAAAGCGTAAGGGCCTTATCTATGACTCCGGACTACGCCGTCCATCGGCTAACGGACGCAACCAAATGGTTCTAATGGCGGTGAAGAAATGAAGCCAAACGAGGAAATGCGTAAGGCTATCGCTCACTCGCTAGACGCGCTGGAAATGATTAGCTGGAATCGCGGTTTCGAAGCCGCTATCGACGCGATAGATGAAATGTCAAACGAACTACACAACAAGGGCGAGAAACTATCGGCAGAAATCCTGCGCTGGGCCGCCAAAGAGCTAAGGGGCGAAAATGAAGAATGTAACTAGGTGGATCGCGGAAGTCTTGTTTGAGCGCGAGCTAGACGAAGACTACGAGCTAGGCACACGCTACGGGGCCGAGATGAATCGCAAGGCGACCCTAATGCAACTGCAACTATTACACGACCAGGCGAACAAAAGCCACAAGGCCGGTATCGCGAAAGCAATAGAGAATCTAGGCGGCAAGGTTAGGGAGTCGGCAGAATGACAATGAAGATAACCGTCTGGGAACTCCCAAACTGCGTTCAATGCAACCAGACCAAGCGCGAGTTCGACAAGCGCGGGATTATCTACACAACCCGCAAGCTAACCCCAAAGGCCGTAGACCGCTTCCTAGCCCTGGGACTTACTTCCGCCCCGATCGTCGAAACCGACGCTAAGAGATGGAGTGGGTTCCGGTTGTCAAAGATTGAGAGCCTGGACAACCACCTGAAGTTCGAGCGCAAGCGCGGCGTAAACGTCCCGCTAGAACCGATGGTGCAGGTTGCGGACGAGGTGGAAGAATGAAAATCTGGGAACAAAAGAAGGCAGAACGCGCCGAGCTGGTTCTAGACCTAATCGACAGATTGAACGCTATCGACGACAAGCAAGCGCGCCTAATCGCGATGGCCCTAGACGCTTACGGTTTCTACCGCCAACAAATGCCGCACAAGGCTTGGATCAAGATTCGTAAGGAAGTCATAGACAAAGCTAAGGCGTATCTAGAGCAGGTGGAAAAATGAGCGACCTACAAGACCTAATCCACACAAACGCCCACAACGCCTACGAAATCGGCGTGAAGACCGAGCGTGAACGCATTATCAAAATTGCTAAGCAAAACATTTGCTTCGACCACCTGAGAACCCAGACTTGCGATCACGGTGGCTGTTACGCCCTAGACCTACTGATTGGAAAAGTAAATGAGCAATTGGCAACGCGCTAACTACCGCCAGGTAATCGACCTACTCAAAGACGATAAGTTGGTCTGGTCGCCAGACTTCGACGCAATCCGCAAGCACCTAGCGGACGTATTCGACGAACATCTAATCGAAGGCAACTTTAGCTTCGGCACTCTAAACTATCTAGCAGAGAAGCTACTAGAGGACGAGAACGACCTAACCCATGCTTGAAGACTTGATACCACCAGGACGGCACTTCACTTGTAAGGTGAGAACCGTAGCCGACGGACTCGACGCGAAAGATAAAGAGATACTTCTAAACGCCGTGAATAGCGAGGAATGGAAGCTAAAGACTCTAAGCAACGAACTAGCCAAGCGCGGCCTGGTAATCGTCGATACCGCAATCGCCAAGCACCGACGCAAACAATGCAGTTGCTTTAGGAAATAATGCTTGAAGACATGGTGAACCTAGACCGGCAGGGTAGCGATCGCAAGAACCCTATCCCGAAGGAAGCTTGGCGACCCCAACTAGAGCTAGACGCAGACGGCGGATACTTTGTCAGCTCACCACGCACAACGCCTATCCAGGACGCAGCGGAACTACTAGCCGAGTTCGACCTAAACCCTAACGATTGGATTATTACCAATGTTCGACGGGGCAAATGGCAGACTTATCACGGAGATTGGCTAGAGTCCTACCGCGTGAGCCTAAAGCCGGTCGCTAAGCGGTCGTCACTTATTCCTTACGACGACCTAGAGCGCGAGCTAAAGCGATGGAAACCGAAAGCAAAGAAAACACAACCAGGCAACCTAACGGCTATCTACAACATCGGCGATACACAATGGGGTAAGGACGCAGGGGACGGAACACGGGGAAGCCTAGTCCGCACTCGATCCGCCCTAGAGTCTGCACTAGAACACCATGCCTACATTTCCAAGCGCGGTATCGGCCAGATAGCCCTACCCCAGCTAGGCGACTGCATAGAAGGAACCGTATCCCAGAACGGCCGCATTATGGGAAGGCTAGACCTAGACCTAACGGCGCAGGTAAGACTAGGCCGTCGCGTCCTGCTTGAATGGGTAAAGGCATTCGCGCCACTAACCGATCACTTGATTATTCCTGTCGTCCCAGGCAACCACGACGAAACCACCAGGCAGGTCATAGTAGACCCGATGGACTCATGGCAAGTCGAGATAGTCCAACAAGTCCTAGACATCTGCAAGGCTCACCCAGACCTACAACACGTCGAGGCTAGGTTTCCGGAAAGAGATAACACAACACTTGCAGTCAATTTATCTGGCACGTTAGTTGGCTTCGCACACGGCCACCAGATCAGGGACGTGCAGAAGTGGTTTGCGGGACAAGCCCTGGGAGATACCGCCGTGGGGCAATCGCAGGTCTTGATAAGCGCCCACTACCACCACTACGCCGTAAAGCAACTCAACCACCGACTCTGGGTTCAGATACCATCGCTCGACGGCGGATCACATTGGTTCGCAGACCGGACGGGTATGGGCGGCAACGCGCCAGGTGGAATAGTTAGTTTAGTTGTAGGCGACGGATACGACCCGCGCCGTGACCTAGTGGTTCTGCAATAAAAGAAGGGCGGCCTAGTAATGCCAATGTATGAATTCACTTGTTTACTTTGTGACAAGACCCTAGAGATGAATCTAACCCTAGACGCTACCCAACAAGTCACCTGCCCTGAGTGCGGGGAACCTATGAAGCGAAGCTACACGTTCGGAGCCGTTACCTTCACCGGCAAAGGCTTCTACTCGACTGATAAGTAATGTTCCCTAAACCCTGCCTAGACTGCCAGCGACTCCATACCGACGGCGGCGATTGGTGTTCGCCGTGCCGACGCGAAAGACAAAGACAAAAAGAACCAAACGTTGCTAGGAAGCTAAAGAAGGCAAAGCTCTATAACGCCGAATACCAAAGACTCTCAAAGCTAGTAAGAGCAAACGCCGTCCAATGTCACCTATGCGGTGAAGGCTACCGGCCCCTAGACCCGTGGACTGCTGATCACCTAATACCAGGCGACCCTATGTCGCCACTCGCGCCAGCTCACCGAAGCTGCAACTCACGACGAGGAAACAAACCACTCCAATAGCCCTACCGCTTTACCCAGGGGCGGGTCAGAACATTTGCAAACGTGTCGGTTCGATAC